CTCGGCCTTGAGGTGCAGGTAGTAAGCGGCCAACTGCTCCAGCTCGGCTTCATACGCCTCGTGTTGATAGGCCAGCTTCAACTCCGCCAGCTTGATCAGGATGTTGTTCGCGTGATTGAGCTGCTGATGCAGCGTGTGGTTGATGGTCTTCAGCTCAACCAGTTGCTGGTCCTTCGCGAAGCCATCCTGCAGAACATCCTTCAGGGCCAGGCGGCAGTCCTCTTCGCTCATGGAATCAACGTCCATCAGCGGGGTGTAGGCATGGGTGATGACGGTCATTGGTCTTGCTCCTTCACCGGGGTCGTCCAGGCCACGTCAACACCGAGCAGGCTGACGACATGGACGGTGACCATCCCGCGAGTGGTCTGGCGAATGCCGCGGATGGCGTTGCGGAAGCGGCGGTGCAGCCGCAGCGAATCCTCTTCGCGGATGAACAGCCGGCGATCGAGCACCGACGTCTGCTCAATCGGAATGCCGGCCTGGCGCAAGGCGCGGGTGGCACAGTTGACAGCCTCCAGGCAGCGGGCCAGCTCCGGCGTCAGCACGGTGCAGAGCGGCAGATGGGTAGCTTTCGGCTGCTCTTCAGGGAGGCGGCCAGTAATCGGTACGACGTTCATCTCACACCCCCCTGATCACATCGGCAGTGACGAGCGGTTCGCCGACATGCACCGCCAGATTCATCGCCGCGATCATCATGTTGCCGATGGCCAGCGGGTAGAGCTGGCTCGTCTTATCGCGGCCGCTGGTGCTCAGGCGCTCGATCAGCGCCTGGATGCCGCTTGCGTCCACCACGTCGGACAACTGCTTGCCAGCCCGGCCGAAGCGGAACTCCAGGTGCTTTTCCACGGCAGCAACCGGGATCGACTCCAGCTCTACGATCTCGATCCGCTGCACCACCTCGCGTACGTCACCGTTGCGCGGGGAAAGCTTGGTGCCCAGTTCGGGCTGGCCGATCAGGATGATGCTGACCAGTTTGGTGAAGCCGTCCTCCAACTCACGCAGGCGCTTCAGGTGCTTGAGCGTGGCGATCGGCAGGCTGTGTGCCTCCTCGATGATCAGAACGTGCTTGAAGCCGGCGGCATGGCTGACCTTCAAGGCTCGGTGCAATTGCGCGAAGCGTGCCTCCGGGCTCGATTTCGCCCGCTCCAGTGGCGCAACCGCAGCCATCATGGCTTCGGCGATGTGGGTGACACGCAAGGTCTTGCCCTTGGTATCGCTGTCCTCCATGGCCAAGACGTAGGGCTCGATAGGGATCACTGGAGCATTCTCGGTGTTCAGGCGGTGCACCAGATCGCGGCGCAGGGTGGATTTACCGGCGCCGGACTCACCCACCACCGCAAGAAAGCCGTCATGTCGGGCGACGTGATACATCGCCTCGCGGACGTAGCGAATGTCGGGGCTGACGTACATGTCGTCAGCGCTCTGCAGCTCTTCGAAGGGGTCACGACGGATGTCGAAAGCCTTCTTCGTCGCTGGTAGCAGTACCTGTTTGTTCATTACCATGGGGTCGCACTCCTCGTTTTCTTGAACGTTTTCGGGGGTTGCAGGAGCCTCGGCGTTGGCGCGCCGGGGCTCCACTTCTTCAAATGCCTGGCGCACGTCATCAAACTGCGCGCCATGGCCCATCAGGTATTCGGTGATCCGCCAAGCCAACTGTTGCTGATTCAGCGATTTCGGCCAGAGGCCGTGATTGATCAGTTGAGCGATCGCCGCCGGGCTCAGGTCGACCGCTCGAGCCAGGTCGGCCTGGGTCTTGCTGACCCCGGCAAGCACTTCCTTGAGTTTCAACATCAGTTGCCTCCTACGACGCGCAGGCCAGGCCGGGCCGGCTTGCGCAACTGGTTGGCGATGGCGTCGAGCTGGTCTTCCGGCACGCCTTCGGGGTGGGTCTTCTTGAGCCAGGCCATCGAGTCCGTGGTCCAGGCTTCACCCAACTTCGCGCGTAGACGTTTGGCCGCCTCGACATGCGGAAGGAGCGGAACCTCTACGATGGGGGCTACCAAGCTGTGTTCCGTGCCGCGTCGCGGCATGAAGGTGGGCAGTTGGGTGTCGTCGATATGTTGGAAGGGCTTCAAGGCACCGCCGAACGGAACGGCCTTGGCCTTGCGCGCAGCCTGCACTTCCGTTTCGCTTTCGACGCCATAGGCCAGTTGGTCAACAGCTTTGCGGGCCTTCTGCGCCGGAGTCTCAGCCTGACGGCTGAACGTCTGCCCGATCACCGGTGAAGTGGTCGCGTAGCCGCCCTCATCCTTCTCGACCTTGGGAAGGACATAGAAGACCTGACGACCCTGCTCGTTGACCGTGACCAGTTGCACTGCATCTTCGCGCCAGGGGTTGCGGGTGATCAGCACGCGGTCGTTGACGTTCACGTCCGGGACAACCGAAATGTCGTACTCGCACCCTCCGAACGAGACGCGAAGTTTGGCCGTGACCTTCCGAGACTCTGGTGCCCTCACTGCAAGCTCCCGGCACAGCTCGACCGTGGGCGCCTTGATCAGTTGGTCAGCCCGGATGGTCATCCAGAGTTCTGACCTGGTGCGCCTATGGCGGCTGTGTACGGCGGTCGCATTGAAGTGGGCGCGCCACTTCTTCGCTTGGGCGTTGAGTTCGTCCAGGTCGTTGACCGGTTCGAACTTCAGCTTCGACTCGAACTTGCGCTCGATGATGTTCCGGGCGTTCTCGACCGAGCCCGTAACCCGCGCCGCGCCTGGCGCGTGCACGATGACCTCGATGCCCAGGGAGCAGCACAGATTCTTCGACATCGCCGAGATGTTGGCCGAGCCAGGGTCCATCATCAGGATGCGTGGCACGCCGTGGAGCATGTCAGCTCCACCACGCTCTTGCATGGCCTCGATCAGCACTGTGCAGAAGTTCTCGCCACTCTCGGCGCCCATCACATAGCGGACGTAGATCCAGCCGGTGTAGTGATCGGTGATCTCGTAGGACCACACACGGTCAGCGGCCACACGATCCAGGTTCGCTGGCTTGTTCTTGTAGAACTCCTTGCGATCCATTACCTGCAGGCCGCTAGCCTTCTTGTTCGCCCCAGGCTTCAGGTAGTAGAGGACGCAGAGGGACGCATCGATCTGCCAGACGTGGTTCGGATGCAGGCTGCGCAGTTCGGTGACCGGCTCCGGCGCCAATAGCTGGGATGGATGCAGGCGGTAGCTGTGCAGCGCGCGGCTGATCGCGCTGATCGACATCGGGCGGATCTCTCCGGTGCGTCGGTCGACAGACTCCGCACGGATCAAGCCGCTGGCGCGAAGATCCTCGACCGCATCAGCAACGGAATACAGGCGCTTCGCGTTATGTCGGGCCGAGTGGATCAGCGCCGTGCTGATCACCAGGGCCTCGTCACGCCCCAGGCGGCTCTGCCCCGAGTCCTTGCGCCGCTTACGCGGTGCGCGCTCACGCACCTGTACATCCTTCAGCTTGCGGTACAGCGATGCCAGCGACAGACCCAGCTCTGCCGCGGCTGCTTTGCATAGCGCCGTGCGCTGCCCCTGACCGGCGCTCTGTAGCTGCCGGTCGAGGTCAACCAGGCGCTGGGTGATGACGGCAGACACGGCCATGATCAGGCTCCCACCCCGTCCGCGAACTGGGCATCCAGCGCGGCCATATCGACCCCCACCCAGTCGGGTGCCTGGTCGCGACCAAGCTCTGCAGGCAGGTCGAACTCGTTGCGTACCTCCTCCAGGAGTGATTCCAGGTGAACGATCAGTGCAGCCTGGAAGGCACGATGGTCGGCACCTTGCTCCTCGGCCTGCTCGGCCAACTTGGCGAAGCCTTCACGGAGTTGCCCCATGATCCCGACCTCGACCTCATAGGCCATGGAGGTGACTTCCTGACGCAGCTCTGCCGCGCGCTGGTCGGCCGTCATGGTTTCCACCTGGCGGCGCGTCTTCTCCAGTTCGAGCTTGGTGTTCTGCAGGTTCTCGGTGGTGTTGGCCAGCAGGCGCCCCTGCGCTTCCTTGTTCTCGCGGAGGTCGCGCAGAGCCTTGCGCAGCTCGCGGCAGCTCATGCGCTCGATGTCGTCCAGGTCGAGGCCTGCAACCGTTCCGCCATCAGCAAGTTCGGCCAGGCTCTCGTCATCCTCTGCCAAGAGTTCAAATAGCTTGCTCTTTCCCAAAAGCGCCAACGTTGGCGCTTTTGCCTGAAGCTTGGGAGAAAGGAACCGAAGGGAAGCCTGCATCATCCGTTGCGCGGTTCGCTCTGGAATACCAAGTTGTTCCCGGAGCAGTTGTTCGAATTCGCCGTGGGGCTCATGCTCCTTCAGCACGATCAAGCGCTTTCCGGCTTCCAGCATGGCTTCTGCCGACTGGGCCATGTAGAAGCGCGCCTCATTGACCACGCGGATGCGGTCGTAAGGGAGGCCGTCGCCGAACTGCGCCATGACCTCGGCACTGTGCTCCGTCATGGTGGCGATGTTCTGGTTGATAGCGGCGCTATCCAGCTCCGGCAGTTCTACTGCGGGTTTCGGTTTGGTGGCAGTACGTCCCATGGGTATCCCCTCAGATCATGGAGCCGGCAGCGACCCGGCGGTTGATTTCGTTGATGCGGTTCTGCATGCGGCTGACGTGGTCCGCATGGGCCTGGGCGATCTGCAGCATGCTGACGCTGTGAGCGAATCGGCCGTCTTCTCTACGCTCGGCCAGGCCGGCTTCGATGAGGGTTTGCATGTAACGGGTGATGTTGGCCGGGCTCTCGCCAAGGGCCTTGGCGACTTCGCCATTTGAAAGGCCCGTCAAGGTGTGTCCTTTCAGCGCGATCAGAACGCGCAGGACGCGGAGCGCGGTTTCGTTGACGCGTTTCTCAGTCATCGGAATCTCCAAGTTCGAGCTGGGGGTGTTCGTGTTGGGTGACGTTTCCGTGGTGCCAGGCCAGGGACTCCAGGCCCGCCCGCAGCGCGTCCAAGGTCTTGTCCCGGTCTTGGCTGCCGGCATGGAATGCCAGGAGCGCCCCAACGGCGTCATGCAGGACGGTCTGCAACTGCTGCACGTCCTTGGGCGAGGTCGTGCGGCCAGTCGGAATGTCGATGAGGAGCTTTCCGTGGGCGGCAGCCAGGTAGCGTGTGATCAGTGGAATGCCGGTGGCTTTCTCCAGGGGCACCACCAGGCACAGCGGCAATCGGCCGTTGGCCATCCACTTGTAGAGACTGGATTGGTTGGTCTGCCCCAGGTGATCGATGGCGAGGCGCTCGACCCCGCGGTTGTACCTCTGCGTACCGTGCTCCACGCAGCCCTCAATGGATGCACAGGGCGAGCGCGGCACCCAGGTCTTCCAGTTCCGGCGCTTCATTGGACGGCGCTCCAGAAGCCCTTCTGGCCGTCATCCAAACAAATAGCTGTTTTCACCATTGGCAAAGCTGTTGCCACAGCGTCAGCCTGATGAGGTACATTCACATTCGTCGGAGAGACTGACATGACTACCCCCGATCACCTGATTCTTGATGCGTCGATGCGTTCGGCGTTTGTGGCTCTCGCGCGTCGCCTGTCGATTGATCACGGGCTGGATCTGGACGGCCTTGCCGACGATCTGGAGACGCTGGCGGATGCTCAGTCGGGCGATATGTGGCAAATGCCCCACCGCGATCTGGCAGGGGTGCTGCGGCATGTTGCCGAGCGGACGCAAGTAGCCGCGAGCTGACCTCGAAGGCTTCGTCGCGACTCAGGCTGTGTTTGAACAGCCGTCCAGCGCTGATGAGCATCAGCCGGTCGATGAGGTGTTCGGCGCCTGGTGATGCAACGGTTCGGTCTACCAGCAAGAGGCTGCTCTGGTGCGCATCGGCCAGGTGCCAGGAGATGTCCGAGGTGTCGCCAGGGGCGCACGCAATCAGTGCATCGAGCGCGGCGCGCCAGGTGTCCATCGGGGTTGGGATCAGATCGATGTGCTCGACCGGTGGCTGAAAGCGAGGCATAGCTGGACTCCTCTCAGGCGGCGAGCTGCTCGACGGAGAGCTTCATGCCGAGCTTCAGAGCTATTTCGTGTGAGGCGCCACGGCAGCCTTTGAACTGGCCATTGATGACCATGTAGACCTGGTGGCGGGTGTAGTTGTTAGCCTCGGCCCAGGCCGAAATTGCCGTGCCAGAGGCACGGAAGAGTTCTTTGACGCGCTCGCCGGTATACGGCTTGCGGTTAGGGAGCGGATACGGGACTTTCATGGCGGGGTTCCTATCTGCTGAAAGATTGCTAATCAACCAATGCATGTGCAGTGCAAAGGTGTGAATGAATAATGGAACCATTCGGTTCCATTTGCAAGGAGAAATGAAACCGAATGGTTTCTTTTGGGGAACGCTTACGTGATGAACGGACACGCTTGGGTATGACCCAGGAGCGCCTTGGAGAGCTGGCGGGGGTTACTAGGAAGACCCAGCGGCTTTATGAGTCAGGCGAGAGGACTCCTAGTGCGGACTATCTGGCCGCTGTTGCAGCTGCTGGCGTCGATGTCCTATTCGTTCTGACTGGGCAAAGCCAGAGGGGAACGGGAGATAAACCCTCGGGGCAGGAACCAGCATTGGCTCCAGACGAGCGTATTCTGCTGGACAACTACCGACACAGCCCGCCCGAAGCTCAGGCTGCACTCAAGGCGACGAGCGATGCGTTCGCGCGTCGCACTGGTAAGAAAGCAGGATGATGAATAAGGGGGAGGAATGGATTTCAAAGTACTGCTTGGGGCGGTGATGCTGGTCAGCCTATCGGTGGCCGGATGCTCCACGAAAAACTATGGCCGACAGCCGGAACTGACCGACTTCGAACGGCAGACCATGAGCTGCCGCGAGATCGACTTGGAGCAGGCCAAGGTTCAGGGCTTCCTGAGCCATGTACGCGAAGAGAGCGAGTTCGATGGCCGCTCGGTGCTGTCTTTCCTGGGCGACTTCGGGATCGGCAACCTGATGGAGAAGGACGCAGCGGTCGACAGTGCCAATCAGCGCCTGGCCCAGTTGGCAGGTGCCAAGATGCAGCGTGGCTGCACCTATGCCTATGAGGAGCCGGCTCAACAGCCGTACGCAGCGCCTCGGGCTTATGCCCCAACTGCACCCGCGTCAGTTTCGGCTCGATCTGTCGACACCCAACTCGACGAGCTGAACCAGATGCAACTCCCTTACGAGGAGTACCAGCGCCGGTATCGGAAAATCATAGGACAGTGAAATGACTGATAGCGATCGGGAACAGCAGCGGGAGATTCTCGCACTCCTCAACACCGTTTATCCTGCCAAGATGTTCCGACACGATTTGGTTAAAGGGCTCCCTGCAATTGAGGAAGAGAGTCTGCTAGGCCTGGTCAAGCACCTTGAAGAATTGGGTTATGTGGAGGCGGCATTCCACGTCAGCCATGATGGCCGTCAACGCATGCGGTTCTTGCATGCCACGATTACAGCCAGAGGCAGTGACTACCTCAAGGATGATGGCGGACTTACAGCCGAACGGGATACCGTCACCATTCGGCTGCATGCCGATACCATCCGCGATCTCATTATTGCTCAGATCGCTATGTCGGATGCTGAATCGAGTGTCAAGTCTCAGCTGATGGCGCAGGTGAAAAGCCTACCGGCAAAAGGTCTAGAGGCAGTGGTAAGCAGTCTTGCTCGGGAGGGGCTGGCTCGCTTGCCGAACGCCATTCAATGGCTGCAAACAACGATTTCTGCCGCACTGTAGTCAGGTAGCGGAACCGTAACCAGCCCAGTGCATTGCCACCCGGTCCGCTGAACGGTATCCAGAAATCGGCATAGCCATGCGGGAGTGGCCCCCCGAAGGCTATGCGTAGTTCCGCGCCCCTGTCGCTACGGTGTCCA